TTTCTCATCTACTACAATATCAGTACGCTGAACGTACTCAAGTGGCATTTCCATACGGCCTTTGGTAGGCTCGGGTGGTGGTGCTACTTCTGCTGGTTTGAATATGTCACCTATATCTTTATCCCCCACAAGTTTTTTAGTAACCTCTTGGGTTAACGGGATTGACATATCTATATCTTTTGCGGCAACAAAACCAGGTTTTTTGAGCCACTTGCCCTTGCTCCCAGCTTGACTTAATGGGTCACTCGCATCAACTGTCCACTCGCCAGTGTTTTTTAAGCGAACTATTGATATTTTTCCAGAACCAATTTCCTGGTTAATGTCCCAATCCATTTTAGAAGCCCACTGTGCAGCATCGGTAGCATCTTCAAAGGTATATATCTCACCCTCTCCATATCGCTCCCTATTTCCTGACTTAATCCAATTTGAAGGTCTTACCATACTGCGGATACCTTCTTTTTTGATGTTTTCTATATATTCTGTTGGTGTAACATGGTATAAGAATCCCTCTACTGGCTTCAGTGCAAACTGTGCCTCCTCTGTTGGTGGTGCTGTAGGTTCTTCTGCTGGTGCTTCGACAGGAGCTTCAACAGTCTCTAATTCAGATTCTACGGGCTTTACTTCTGGAACCTCGACTTCCTCTGGCTCAAATAACGTTTCCTGCTCTGGTGCTGGAGCTGGTGCTGGCTCTGGTGCTGGTGGTGCAACTTCCTCGATTCCTCCCATCCTCGCTTCCAGATCACTCTTTTCCGCCAATAGCTGTTCGTGTGCCGGTGTACCTTCCACCGTTATACCGAGATCCAGCATCCTGTCAACCTCATCAAGCTGACCTTGTAAACGTGCCTTTTCACTTGGCAGCTCTATGGCTTTTCTTGGCGGTGGTGCCTTTTCTACCGGTCGCGGTTTTGGCATCGGTTCTTTCGGAATTACTGCCGGTACGCCACTTCTCAGTATTGTTGCTTGCGGTGCGTATGGCTGGCCTTCGCCACTGGTGGGCGTTTCCGGTCGTTCTTTCGGCATAAGCTCATAACGTTTGTCTGCTGCTTCCTTTCTTCGACGTGGACCGGTTCTCGCTTCGGTATCAATTATTTCAAACTCACGTATAAGTTTGTCCGTAACTCTACGTATATTATTCAGGTCTATATCTGCTACACCGGTTTTGGGATCTACTCTTAAAGTTCTTGCTGCATCAGACACCATAATATCTGCTAAAGTGTTTATCTGTTCTGGTGTCATTGCCTTGCGTCCTGTACCCACGTGGCGAGCGTTTATCTTAGTAAGCCCTTCAACTGCTGTTGTACGCAGTCTTTGCAGTGCTATGGCTCTGTCCGCTTTACTCAGATTACCTCGACTCAATAGACCGAAAGCTATAAACGTAACTGCTGTTCCCAATGCCTCTTCATCGCTGGCACCACTTAACTTGCTGGTAAGATATCCATACGAGCCTTCGGTGGTTATTCTTACTCCCGGCTGTGATATTCCTCCGCTAATAGCACCAAGACCCAGACCAAATCCGGCTGCAGTAAGAATTGCAGCAACCTTCTCTTCCAACGGCAGATCAGACGTTACCTGGCGGATCGCTTCCACTGCACCGAAGTTTGTGCCTGCATTGGCAGCTCTTGAGAGCATATTGATCAACCGTTCTTCCGGTACTTTGGTCAATCTTTCTAACGTTCTTACAAACCTTCCGCCTGCACTGCCAGGTCGCATAAGCTTAGCTGTTTGTGCAAACACAGACCCGCCTGTTATACCGCCAACCATATATAGCGAGGATAGTGTGCCTGCCAGCGGCAATAAGAACTGTTCTACTTTTGTGGTGTGGAAGTTTGATTCGGCTAATCTTGACGGATCTACATCAATGATACCGCCAATATACTGTGTAAGGCTGTGTACAAACCTTTGTACACCGGTTCCGCCACGCATTTGTTTCTTGGCGGCGTTTTCTGCCTGAAACATCAAACCTTCATAACTCAGGCCTGGCTGCTCTCTGGATATTTTGGATATCTGTTTGTTGTAATTTTCCTGATACTCTTTTAGCAGCTCTGCGGATCTGTTAATGTACTCTTGATGTTTAGCGTACTGTTTTTCAAATTCAAGCCGTTTAACCTCACGGTTTGTGGCAATGTTATAGGCTATTTCAAGGTGAATCTGCTTGTTGCTCTTTACATTCATTGGTTTGTATTTCCAGCTGGGATAATTCTTGTCGAGAATCTTTGCGTAAAGGTCAGCAGCACTGGAAAAGTCGCCAAGTGCCAGAAATGTATCGGCCCTGTGCTTGTCAGATAGTTTTTCTCTATCTAATACACGTTTTGATGGTGCCTGTGTGAAATACTTTTGTTGTTGTGGTTGTGGTGGTTGTGGTTCTGGAATCTGCTCTACATATACATCAGTGGAAGTTGCCGATACATTGCCCAGTAAAAACTGTGTTAATACTGCGGTTTGTACCTGTTCCGGCTCGTTTTCCAGATCACGTCGCAGTTTCTTTGTGTCACTGAACTGTTCCGGATCGGACACTACTGTATCGTCTAACTGTGTATATAGACTGTCAAGCTGTTCCCGATTCTCAATTATCTTCACGACTTTACTCTTAGGCTTTTTATGGCCTGTTAACAGTGCGTCAAGAGTTGGTGTGTCAAGTTGTGGCGGTGGCTGTTGATCGTGTAAATCTTTGGATGCCTTCAAGGCTTTCTCGGCAGTATCGAAGGATGGATATTTCTCGAGTCCTTGTTTTACTGCTATTTCCCAAGCCTGTTCATTGGAAAGCTGTTTACCTCCAACCATTGTTGGAATTACGTAATGCCTCCCATCAGATTCAAAGGTTCCTAATCTTACATTGCTTTCCGACCCGTCCGGATTTTGAACCATAGGATGTTCTGTTGGGAATATAGGCTTTTTATAGCCTGTTAACAGTGCATCAAGAGTTGGTGTATATACTACTTGATCGGGTAATGACTGGTCAAGATTCGGTGTTGCAGAATTTTCATTTGCCATTAGTAACCCAAATCTTTAAGTGATAAACCAGCTTCCTCAATCATTCTAATTAGTTCCTTTTTAATTTCTGAATCGTGCATACCAAGCCTTTTCATTTCAGATCCTTTGGCTTCCATATCTTTCTTGAAAGCGTTCATAGCTTGTATATTACTATTATCTTTAGTCTTAGGATCCCTAATCCGATAATCGTGTTTTATATTAATATCCGCATTATATGGCGGTTCTTCCATATAGACATTTCGACCGTCTGATGTAGTGGCATAAGTTGAGTTGATCATCCATTGATTACCCATTGATACACTCTTGCCTTTTGCACCATCCGGTGTAGTCCATTCATATACTCCATCTGGCCTGGTTGTGGCCTTCATACGTCTCTTAAATTTTCCTTCCGATTTCTCACTACCAGCTTCCGAATGAATTTTTCTTATGTTCCGTTCGTATTCATGTCGTCTATCTAAATATCGCTTGTAAAGCTGACGGTCGGCTTGCTTGCCATCTACAAAATAATACTTCCCATCCTTGGCTATTACCGGTAGTTCATCAATCTTTTTGAGCCAGTGATCTATTCTTTCCTGGTGTGTTGGTTTCTTAGTCCTTTCCAATCGGGTATTTTTTAATTCAAGCCTATCTTTTTCTATTTTAAGCTCTTTTAATACTTGATTCAGACTATCAACCTCAAAGCCTTTGGTTCCGCTTGTTGGATATATTGCGTCTTCAAGTTTTTCTATTTTAAGCTCTTGTTCTCTTTGTTTTAGGCTATCCATAGCAGCATCGTGATCGGACTGTTGTTCGGGTTGTTTGCGTTGCTCCAGCACGTACTTGGAGTATTGTTCAGGACTCAGATACAGCGTATCCGCACCAGCTCCAGTAGAATCTTCAGGTATGATCATCTTGCGGTATGCTTTGGCTTTCTTTGCTTCCTCTTCCGCTTCAATTTGTTCTTGTAGGTTTTCTTTAAAAATTTGTAGTGGTTTTTTTCCTTTTCCGTTGCTCATCATTAATCCCCAAACCATTCTGGATGTGCCTTTTCGGCCAATTGCAGAATCTGAGTAAGTGTTTTTGTGTCTTTAATTGTACTAAGATACTTCAGCATTTCGTCTTCCGAATCAAACATGGTTTCTTTATCCATTGCACCAATGGCTGTTTGTATTCCGCTGCCGGCTTCATCCCAGCCTGCTGTGCGAGCTTGCTGATACGCAACTCTATTCTGATACTTCCGCAACTCATCAGCACTACCGACATTGTAAAGTTCTTTCGGTGCAGTGTGCTTACTCATTTCATTCTTTAGTGCTATATCTCTTGACGTTTTAGCCACATTGTAGAGCACGTCTCTGTCCACGTTGCCACCGGCGTAACGGTTGATAAGACTGCCTTCCAGACCTTGACGTTCAATGTTCCCACTTATGGCTGCCTTAGACCTATTGGCATATTCCTGCAAAGGCTGTGTGGTCTTAAAAAGCATTTCTTTTTGTGTGCTCGGTGAGAACATTCCTTCCTCTTTTACACGCTTCAGATAGTCCACATATTGTTGCTGGTATGGCGATTTCTTCAATTTCTTGGCCTGGCCCCACCATCCGGCTGCCTGACCAAGACCTTTAACGGCTTTATATCCACCATATAACATCATAGCTGTTGTTGCAAGTGCCATAATTAAATTACCTCCGTATCAAAAATTCGGTAAAACATTCTACCGTTCAGTTTTATGTATTCACGTACTTCATCGGTTGCAGGCAATGCTGGTGATTCTGTCTTTGCAGACACATAAGCAACTGCCGTCTCGTTTTCTTTTAAGTCTGCCGGTTTCAATCCTCTTGTAAACTGCTTTATCACCGGTGATTTCTTTCGTAACTCTTTTTCTACAATCTGAAATCCTTTGGCCGCGGTCTTTTCCTTCGACTTTACACCCACTTTGGATCTGCGAACTGTCTTTACATCCCTCATTTATCCACCTCAATTTCAAGTTTATCTATCTCCACGTTGTAATTTGTAGAACTTTGCGTTAATAGCTCTATCTGAAAAAATCTTGCTCTTTGTCCGATTCTCAGTGAATCATATTTGCTTCCTGATGGAAGCGTACCACTCCAGACTTGAGAATCACCATTTCCGTCTGTGTATATTTTTACAGTAATATCATCGCTTGGCGATGTATATCGTGCGTTTAGCCTGCGTAAAATCTTTGTTCTGCCCAGATCCGATACCGGTATCCAACCAGACTTCCGTGTGGCTCGAAAGGCAGATTCATCACCAGAACTATCGGTTAACTTGAGTATATATGTTCTTTCTGGCGGTGCTTCCATAAAGAGACTCGCAAAATAGATATCCAGATCCTCATCAATGGTGAAGAAATCAACATCTGCTGTTATGTTTAGTGTGTTCCATACTTCCTGACCGTTTCTGGCTGCCATCAGATCCAGTGCATATATACTGGTCTGTTCATCGCCAAACCGGCACAAAAGCCTTTTTTTCTTTATATCGTAAAGTGTCCTGGTATTCTCCAGATTGGCATAACCTTGATAATCATCACGGATGGTAAGTGTGACTGGAAATATCTCAAAATTCGGTGTTAGCATATACAGATAATCGTATCCGGCGAAAAAGACAGCACCTTCCACCATTTCAATAGAATTTGGTGCTATGCAACCTACATTCTCATTAGCCTCAACTAACGACCAGCTCGACGGATCATCACTTGGCACACTTAAACGGTATATTCCGCGTTCCATAAATACCACCAGATCACCAAACATTTCAGCCAGACCAGTGATCTCTCCGCCTTGTAAATCTTTGACTTGTATGTAATTAACAATAGGTATTACGTCCGGCTGGGTAGATTCAGAAAACATTATCCAGTCTTTGTGTTCCTCAGCCTCACTGTCTGGATCCAGCATTACATTGCCCACGTACAATCTACTGCCCACATAAGCTGCATATTTATAGTTAACCTCGATGTTAGTCTCACCAAGCGGATGCCGAGATCCCTCCAAAAGATTGGTATCGTAAAATTTCAGTTCTACTTCATTAGCGTTGGCGGTGGACTGCCAGTAATAATTTTTACATAGATATAACTTCTGATTGTTGCCGAGAGAATTACCGGCAAAATCAGTGCCTATCTTAATAGCTTTATCTACATTGTTTGCAACAGTATGAACGATCAGCGTAGAATCGTCATTACCGTTGGTATTACCACCAACCATTACCCGCCAGTCGGTGTGTATGTCTTCACGATCAAGAGAAAGATCGCCATCAATGACTGTATTTATACCGCAGTAACCAGTTGAGCCGTTTGCTCTATTTAGTCCAACATAAAGTGCGTCAACATAACAATAAGCGGATCCCAAGGCAGTTTCCTGTAATATCCTGACGTAAAGTGTGGTACTGCTTGTGGTATAACTTCCTCCAATTACCTGCCATGCATTACCAGCTGTACTACCAATATCTGTCCAACTTGAACCATTGCTACTTGCTTGGAGTTTCCAAGCTATCAGTGAACCTGGGTTAATAGCAACAGACAGATAATAGGACGTACTGTTTGACACACCTGATATTGGGAAATAAGCAGAACAGTTGGCTGGCCCAGCATCACAGTCCAGCTTTCCGCTATATGTACCTGAAAACGGTGTGGCGATTCTCGACCAGGTTCCGTTATCTGTTGTCCAGTCTATATAATTATCAGTCTCAAAACTGCTTCCGCAATTTGCATCAAACACATTACTCTGTATTATACCCCATTTAGCGTTGCCCCAACACTTATCACTTATTTGTGTGGTCGTACCCAATACATCAGTACTATTCGTATCTATTGTGTAGAATAGGCCTTCAATAATAACTTTTTCACCAGACCAACTACTCCAGCTTTCACCTGATGCGTACAGACCATATCCACATTCTGCACCAGACTGATAGTTAAGGTTAGAATCCGTGTTGTCCAGTGTGCTCACTGTTGCTATATGGTAATACGGTCCACCATAAGCGGTAGAACGATAGACCTTGTACGCCGTCAGCCGTTCGTTCCATGCTGTATTTACATCGGAAAACGTTGCTGTAATAATATGTGTGGTATCATCACCGGCTGAGGCTGGTTGATTGCTGATGTAATTAGCCGTTAACGGTGCTTCCTGGTTGCCATCAAAAACAGGCACAAACTTGTAATAATATGTATTTGCATTATCCAGTGTACCGCCGGATGTGGTTTCTTCCGCAATGGAAAGAACCATTGAAGCGTCGTCATTGTCTGGTGCTATATCATCGTAGTCGTGATCCGTGAAGGTCTTTATACCACTATTCCAGAAATAGTTACGATCTATATACTGATATATTCCTGGCTTTTTGTCTAAGCCATTGGCAAATCTCAACCTTGATCCGAAGTTTAATATCTTGATATCACTTACACCAGTAAGCGTTTTGGTATCTTCCTCGTTAGACCAGTCACTATCGTAGCGGTAGATCTTGTCCTGTTGTTTGCAATAGACCAGCCAATAACTGTTTCCGCTGGCTGGATCCACCCACTTGGCAATCTGAGTAAAACTACGAGATGTCTTTGTAGCTTCCAGATTGGTGGGATCTCGCTTATATATCAGCCCTGGTTTGTCCAGTTCAAAGTTTGTGGTAGCTACACACGCTTCAAGTGGTATATCCTCAGAATCGTATTGAGTGTTTAGTCCGCCGAATATGGGTATTTCTATCATCTTTCCCATATTTAATTGCTCGCATAGCTGCCGTATCGCATCACATCCTTTATCTGCATTGGACCTGATCTAAACCTTTCTGCGAATTTCTGGCGAACATTCTCACGATTCATAATATATTTCTGCATAAATCTGTCGGATACATCAAAGATAGCACGATCTTCATATAACTGTGCTCTGGCGTAATCAGGCAGATACTTACGGTAGTCCTCGTCAATATCTGGATCATCACCGGCTGTGCTGAAAGCGGTTGCGACTCCATTGGTTACAGCCACACCGCCTGACGTACCAGCAAGAACTTCATCGTTCTGGAAAGCGGATGCCGCACTGGAAAGTGTAAGTGTGCCTGTCTTTTTATCGTTGTCGTCAAACTCCACTACTCCAGTATGACTTGAAGTACCACCTGCTACCGTTTCACCGCGTACAAAATGAGCCGTAAGTGTATCATAGCTTAGTTTCTTGTATGTGGTGTCAGTATCTAAAACGTTTGGCCGATAGACATACCACAACGTCAACCATCCAGTCTGAGTTGTTCCAGGACGGAGATAGAGACGGTCTGCCTGCTGGTAATACTCCAGCGTCGAACCGGTGCGGTAGGATGTGTCAGTCTGATGGAGAGTATGATCGTCGAATATATCTATCGGCTCAATTCTGTTGCCTCGCCACTCTACACGATTTATGGCAATAACGTCCACCGGCAGATCCACGTATTCCGTGCTTGCCGTGAGATATAGCCATTTTGTACGCTCCAGACATCCTGTTTCGAGAATAAAATCTTCTTGTGCTTCAACCAAATACTTTTTTACGGTTAACCTCGATACGTCCTGATGATTAAAACCTACCAGAACACGATCTTCCAATTCTGTCCAGGTCATAGCTGCCGACCTGCTGTACCAATGCCTTTAGGTCTTTCTCCCACATATCTTGCGTTCAGTGCTTCAATAAGAGCAAGCCCACTGCCTTGTGCTGCCTGAGCTCTGTCTAACTTGTTATCCATTTTCCAAAGCTGACCTTCCGCAAGATCCGTAACTATTTCGTGTAGTGCCGGATTCAGCTCACATTCAGCAGACTTGTTCAACTGATTGCCGGTTGCTCCAGTGGATACAAATTCTTTAGGTTCTTTCAAGTACCATATATCCGCTATAGCTATTGATGCCGGTTGAAAGTAAATAAAATCGCCAAACACATAACAGACTGGATTGGCGGCGGAACCGGTAAGATAAGAGTTTTCAGTACGCTTGATGTCCTTTGCCTCAATAATGGAGCAATAGACATTGTTAGTATCGTCATAGACGACGGAAATCGCTTTCCGGATGGGCGTATAAGATAAAACTACGCTCATTTGTAATTTACCTGCTGTAACAGTCTTATTATCGTCAAGTGTCTCCAGCTCGCTCAAAAATGCACTGTCCACCAGGTTCACCACCATTTTAATCGCAACATTCACAGCGTCAAGTTTGGTAGCCTCGGTAAAATTTGTCTCACTTGGATCCTCAAGCCGCAAGCCTAAGAGATCAAGTATCTCTGATCCTGTCATTCTAACCTCGAAATATGTATGTTAATAAGAATGGTATCCGGACGATCCAGACAAGCCAGACCGTCCTTCAACCCGAAAATCAGCTTATGGACGGCTATTACCTCCGTCTTTTCGCTGAACAGCTTTTAGAGCATACCAACTAACTGGGCCACGCAAGCATCCTGACTTTCTATCGTTGTATCAGCAGCAAGAGCGAATCCGAACACCAAGTGTTCTTCGCCGGCTGCCATAGTACTGGCTTCACCGTCAACAGTATGGCCAATGAGACCATCAGCGGCAGATACACCCGCGTCAGTCCTTACCATATCACTGTTACCGGAAACCTGTACCCAGCCGTAGTAAGCATCGGTAATAGTACCGATAGCTACACCCGCGACTTTTTTGGTGGTCGCCGATCCACCGGCGTAATCAGTTGTTACTTCCCAATCATCGGGATCAGCAGATGCTGGGTAAACAACCTCACCAATGGCGATAGCTTGATCCTCAGCTCGAACATAACGATAAGCTTTTCCGTCAGCCTCGAAACGCAGAACACCCAATTCTTCCTGTGCGGAAGAATCGTTAGCTGTTAATGAAGACTTAAATACCTGCTTAATTCCTGATGCAGCCATTATTTACCTCGATTAGTAGCTTGTCGGCAAGTCATTAATAACACCTTGGTACCGGCGGTTTGAACAAGTCAAAGCACCAGCCCAAAATATCTTAGAGACACGCACGTTCTGGTTTATGGGCTTCTGGAAACCTTCGAATCGGAAGAACTCGTCTTTATGATGCCTGAACTGCAGGTAATTCTCATTGAGCATATACATATGTCCGTCAGGACAATGAGCATCTGCAACAACAGGAACGTTCCGATAGAGCAGGTTCAAAAATCCAGCATCAGCAAGAGACTTGCTTGAAGCTCCAAACCGTTTCTGATCGGACAAACATTGATCATAAGCATCAAAGATAACCGGAGTCGTGACAATAAGCGTAGGACTGTCCTGATCTTCAGAGCAATCACTCCACATCTTCCGCATCAACTTAGGTAGGTAAACATCCTTACTTGAGTCCACAATTTCCTCAAAATTAGTGTGGTCGTCTGAGTAAGTTCCACAACCGTCAAGCTGTGATTGCCACCAACTGTAAGTTGATGAGTTAATTCCACCCACTGTTCCGTTGTAGTTCTCAATAAGATCGTAGAAACCTCGGAACTTACTGGAAGTGTTTGAGGATTCGCTGAATACAGCGTCACCAAACGTATCCTTGAGGCTTTTCTCTGCGATCTGCATTTTGGCTTTCAGTAGATTGATAACCTGTTCCGGACCGGAGTTCTGGAGTTCTTCTTTCCGCGAAATGGTAATTGCGGCGTAAGCGAACTTCCAGTCATATTCGGCTGCGGTAATCTCGTCAGTCGGCGAGATATCCAGGACATCATAATCATTGTAAAAGCCAGTCGTGCCGGTAGAATAGATCAAAGGTTCTACGATCTTTTCGCCACCGGATACGGACTTAGACTTTTTGAGCAGTCTGTGGGTTAGAACATTGGAAGTGAAGATATTGTCAACGAGCTTCGGAATAAAATGCTTCCGAGTCGTGGCTGTTATCTGGTCATAGGAAAGTGCCATATACACTATCCTCCTATATAATCTTCCAGAGCACGTTGTGCCGCCTCGTCATAGTCTGACGCGATTTTCTGATATTCGGTAGCTTTAGCACCTTTCGCTGTTCCACTTGCGGTAGGAATCGCTTTCTTGGCCTTCGGTTTGGACTTTACACTATTCAGTTCACCGGCTACTTGCGAGAAATTAAGATCTCGGTAAGCCACTTCCAGATTAGCATTGATATCCAAAGCGTGTTTTATGACCTTGCTCAATTCCTTTTGATCATCCAGTTCAGGATAAGATTTTACAAGCTGAGAAACTTCCAGTTCGACCTTTCTGTCTATTTCCTTTTGCTCAAGTTGCTCTAAACGAGTTTGCACTTGGAACAGGTCGGAGCTTTCCGGTGCCTGGTTTGCAAACTCTACTACCGTGTCAGACTGACTTTCAGACGGTTCTGGCTTCATGTTGCGTAGCGGATTGTTGTTGGATCCATCGAAGTAATCGTCGAGAGCATCCATCAAATCTGCGTCGCCGTACACTTTGGTTAGAGCTTTTTCCTTCGTTGCAAGTTCCTGTGCAGCTTCGGTATTTGACTTACGCCAGTTACCAGCATTGTCCAGGTCTTCCTGCATTTGCAGAAAATCACCCACTGTGTACTCTTGGCCATCTGGTGTTGTAATCACCAGTTCCTCGTCTTCCGCCAGTTCTATGCTCGTTGATTGCTCCGCTTCCGGAGATTCTTGAACATTGGCCGACGTTTCGCCACTCTGCTCTACATCAGTCTCGGTACTCTGGTTCTCGGCGGCGGCTTCTGCCTCACCATCCTCGACTGTTGCAGCCTGTTCGGATTTCGGTTGGTCTTCAATAACCATAGACTCCAGTTCCTCATCAGGTATTTCTACATTTCGTAAATCATTATCACCCATTATGCTTTTCCTTTCAGTTGGTCGTTGGACACTGTGTTAGGCATTGTTTAACTATCATGGATTCTTCTCTTTTTCAAAATCTTTTTGTATGTCTTCTTTTTTCAGGCTATTCAGCTGTTTCAATGTGGAAGAGCTGTGCTGCGAGCCAATGTTTTTGTTGTCTTCTTTTTCTTTGCGGTTTTCTTTCTTTTCTTAAGACGATACTCCTTCCTGCCTTTCTTGAGATACCCCCACGGCCCACTTCCTCTCTCTATGTGTCCCTTTGGGTGCCAGAAACCTGATTTTTCCTCTTTAGGTTTCGCCTTACCTATAAGCGTAGTTTCTTTTGTGAGCGTACTTTTTTTCGGTCGTATTTTGGGTTCAGTCTTTTTCTTCTTTTTGACTGGCACAACCTTCTCGCCTTTATGAAGTTTATATATACCAGTCTCTTTAACCGTACCGCCTTTTTTCATAGACCTTGGCTTCTTTCTCTTGGCTATATCAACTGCTTTGGGTGCTTTCTTTTCCAAAATCTTTTTGGCTGTTTCAGTTGGGTATAAACGCCCATCCCAAGTAAAAGTCTTTTTGCCTGCTGCCTTGGCATCTGCAAATGCTTTATTAAATTCTCCTTCTCCAATATACGGTCTCTGTTTGCCTACTCTCACCATTACTTCAGTTTTACCGTTTGACATTATATTGCTCTCCTGTCTATTTCTCGTACTATCACTCTTTAACTTTCCATAATAATCAGGTTATTATCTAAAACTTTTTGACAAAATAAAATCATTGTGGTTGTGCCTGGTTCATAGCCTCCAATATCTCAGGATGCTTCATCAACACTTCGTTAATAGCGTCCTCATCAGTTCCTTGCATAATCTGCTGTTCTTCCGGTGTTAGGTTGGCCATAGCTCCATCACCACCAGCCTGTTCTTGGCTCATAGCCTGGCGAACAAAGTCCTTTGCTCTACCTTTGTCTCGGATGAACTGACTGGCATCAATCACCATTTCTGGTGGTACCATACCGGCCTGTGCCAACATCATCGTCTCCTGGAACTCTGCCTGTTGATCGTGCGGTAGTGTGGATCCTACGGCTATCTCATAATCGAAACTGTTTGAGGATATACCTTGTGCTCTCATATCACTGGGATCCGTTGTCTGAAATCCCATTTGACCAGCATCATCCTTCACTCTCTGTGTGATCGGCTGATCCATCATTTCTGTAATGATATACGCCCAATGTTCGGCAAGATCCTGTATCATTTCGGTAATTTCCTCCATCTTCGGTTGCAGCCTGCCTACGGTCTGCATCCTCAAGATCTGTGCGTGCCTGCCAGATTCACTTGATGACGCTGACTTACCTCGATATGCGTCTTGTACACCGGTCATATTGTCAATCTTAGCATCCAGGTATTGTAGTGCCGACAGTACATAGTTCGGCATTGGTGGCGGTGTTTCCCAGGCTACCAGTCCTGGTGCGTTTGGTGACACCACATTACCAGGCTCGTTGTTCAGCTCGTTCGGTCTTATACCGGAAGACTTGGATACTATACGCTGTGGATTAGCGGTGAGCCTGATGTTATCCACTATCTGTGATATAATCATATTCTCTGCCTTCATCAATGATTCTACCTGGCTCGCTTCCGATCTACCCCAAAATGAGCCTGACTCTGAATAGTTCTTGCTCATAAAGAACGGTAGTCTTCCATACGGATTCGGACCATCAAACAGTATCTTGTCCTTTTCTGATCGTGCAATAATGGTGACTCTGCCTTCAGGATATTTCGGCATTGACATAGTGCTTTCTGATTCTACCACCGATCCATCTGGCATTGTGATCGTTTCCGGTATTTCTTCCACTGATTCGTCATAATACCAACACTCAATGATTAAAGCCTGTTCGGTGGAATAAGCATATCCGCCAGTACCTTGTTCTTCCAGTGTCTCTACACGGCTATTGTTAGTGTCACCGATTGGTGACTTGATGGTACTTCCACCACCGCCTGGTGCTGCCTCAACCTGTTCCTTCCACTGAAGAGATCTGAACTCGTCCAGGTTGCCTTCTGGTGCTATATCCACACCGAATACCCGCTTAACATCAGATACATACATCACTGGTGCGTGAATGAAATATGTCTTTTCGCACTCTCTTAAACTGCTGGCATACGGATCAGGAAATGCCGTGAACACATCCACCACATCCACTGCAATCTCACCAGTGTACGGATCCATCGTTGACTTCATAAATCCGTTACCGTAAGACATCATATTCCGGAAAGCCTCACGGATCTTGCGGTTCATTTTCAACATACGCCAATAACGATCGAACTGCCTTTCCAACATTTCTGAATACTCCATAGATTGCTCATCATTCGGCAGCACTTCCAGCTTCGGAGCTCTGGCCGTTATGATAGGTACAATCGTCTCTATGGCCTCAAATACAGCGTTTGAGGTTATCTTGGACTTGTATCTCGGCATTTTCGAGTGTTTCCAGTGGTTGCCGTATAATAGATCTTCCGAATTACGCCAGTTGGATGTCATAGCGTCACGGTGTGTCTTGGCAAAGTCAAACATTTTTACCACGCGGTCATAAAGTTTCTTGTTTTCAAAGTTCATTTTCGGTTGTACAGGCATATCATAGTCTCCGTTTTAGTTACTCATCCAGTCGCCGGTGTACTGTTCCGGCTTCATCAGTTTTTCAATTCTTTTTCCGAGCTGTGTCTTTTTATGCTTTGGTTCTTCCAGTGTCAGTAAGTGCATCATTGCATACCGGTCGCAGTCGGCTATATGGTCCTCACATTTCTTGTCCACATCATCAGGTTTCTTGGGATCATGTACGACTGACGGCAATAGTTTAATAGTGTTCAGACAGTTCGAGAATATGCGGTATCTCGGTGGTTGTGTAACGGTAGTGGATCCATCGTCAGCCGTCTCGCCACGCCAATCCAGGACTTGTCTAAGCCTGGTCCATCCGGATATACGGTCGTTATTCGCTTTCAGCAGTGGTATGCCGGCTGATATCATTTGGCTTGCTATTGACTTGTCGGAATAGGCTTTATCGTTTCTACGGCTCATCGGGTTAGTGATCCACATAGACGGATCTCCGACTGCCATTGAGACATCATCATTACTTGACAGATCCAGTATCTCTTGAGCCAGGCCATACGGTTCACGTTCGGTAACATACAGTTCACGGTACTTAACTATATCGCCATCAAACGACCTGGCGTACCATCCAACGGCACACGGTGCAGTCCAGCCCCAGTCTATTGAGATCATTTTGAACCACTCCACCGGCACATCAAACGGCTTTACCACGTGGATATCATTCCGCCACATTTTGAAGAACTGTCCAGCAAAGACATTCCAGTCGCCGTCTCGCCACGCTTTCCGCAGCTCGTCAGGCAGTGCATCCAGGAACCTCACATACTCAGGATCGGAATCCATCAGTGTTGGATTGTCGGATATCCGTGCCGGTATAAAAACTCTTGTCCGTCCTGATTCCAGGTCTGGAAATAATTCTCCAGGCAGATTGGGATCTACGAATCGTTCCTTAACCCATTGGTGACCGGATCCGCCTGGATTGGTGGTGGCAAATACTTGTGGTTTTATATCCGACGTGGATCTGCAGCTCGATATAAGTTTTAGATAGTCATCCAGTGTCGGTATGAGCGTTAATTCTTCAATCACAATCTTGTGATATTCGTGGCCGAGATACTTGGTATATGCTGATTCATCCTTCAAGTGACCGGTTCTGATAATAGCACCGGACGGAAATCGGATCACTGCCGGCTTGCCTACCACTTCCGCACCAAATGGTGTATAAAAACGTCTGGCACGGTCTATCCAATCATTCAGATCGTCAGCATTACGCCGGATGACCAAAGCTCGATATTGAGGATCCTTGTGATCGTAGAGCAGCCAACCAAGTCCAGCCTCGGTTTTACCTCCACCACGTGCACCACCGTAAAGTGTCTCGTATGCTGTGGACTTGAGTGCCTTAGTCTGTGGACCAGGATGAGGCTGCCACACTATGCTTTTAGCTTTGTTCATGCTTCCGTCATTTCTTTCAGGATCTTGCAGGATTTATCACATTCAAAAGGCATTATGCGTCGGCTCCGCCAAGTTCTTTCACGATTTCCGGTGTTAGCTCTAATTTCTCGTCCTCGTCCTCATCCTCACGTGCCGGCAATAGCACCATACCATAACTGACCTTGCTGTCAATATCCAACTTGTCCTGGCGTATCACTGGCACTACGCGGTCAGCCACGATCTTACTGGCCACCATTGCGTCCTTGTGCTCACTTTTGGTGCCAAGCGTGTTGGCGACAGCTATAATCTTATTCATCACGGTCAAACACTTCGGATTCTCTCGAAATTTCTTGATTATCTCGTTCGGTTTGCGACCGCCTTTTGGATTACCTGATTGGCCTGGTTTGAATGGCATTTTTTAATTGCTATTTTATTGCTATTTAAGCGTCGTATTGGCGGTCATCCGGATTTGGATCCCAAAGCTGGTCAATTATCATCAGATCAGATCCTTCCTGGTGAATTTTATCGCGTTTTATGTCTTCCAGGACAGTTGGCTGATTGCTTAACCTGGCTGTAATCCAATGTCCGATGTAAAAGAACACTACCGCCGTTACAAATACGCAAATTCCTGTTATCATTACTTTAATGTGAGGTAAGTTATATGATATTGTCTAAAGGTTTTTGACAAACTAATAGATCTTATTTAGTTTTGGAGCTATACCTGGTTTCGACTTAGGTTGAGAAACGTCCATATACGCTAAATTAGACCTATTGTTTGTTGGGAACGAGTGCGTTTTTATGGTTAACTCTCTCTCTTCTTTTCATTATTAACATTATTATCATTATTGTTAGGTGTCTGTCTGCGTTCCGTCTGCAGTTCGTTTGCTCGTCTATTTGCTCGTCTATTTGTTGGTTGGTATTTATCGTAGTTGAGAATAGTTATCGTCGTGGAAACATTCGTTTTTTGTATGTCTATTTGCTCGTCTATTTCATCTGTTTTTCATAAACCCGTCCTGCCAGGCTATTTACTATTTCGGCTGTTATTGGTTTATTCTCTTTCAGTAATTGTTGGATCACTTTCGCATATATGCCGATTATGGTGTTATCGTATCGGCGGCAGTCAGCTTTATTCAATAACATCAGATACCGTTTGAGTATAATCCTTGGTATTTTATCACCACGTTCCAATATAGAGCTCATAACATCCTCATAAGTTTCAATAATGGTCTGGCTACGTGTGTTGGGATTGGTCTTGGCTTTACTGCTCATCATCAATCTCATTCGGCATCATATCAGACAGACTTATGTTGATCTTTTCTTTGGACAGCGATAATCCACGCAACCAGTACAGCCATTTGATATATGTTTTTTCTGACATATCCTTGAAATCGCCAGAGATCCTTTCTCTTGCGGATCTGTTTACTGGATAAATTCTATACGCAAAAGGATTACGCCAGTAATATGCAGTGAAAAAAGGTAGTCCAGCATTATCGCATAGCTTAGTCATAGCCTTGTAACTTGCTGAACTGGTGGGCGGTGGCTCTGGTGCTAAGTGATATTTATAGTCTATTATTGCCACTGGAATAGAGTGACTGTACTCCACCAGCAGATAATCAATGTCCAGGCACGGACAGTTATCTCCGTAGGCCAGGTGCCTTTGTGCCAGGTCGAGATCTCGGAAATACTTTGGGTGTCTTATCTTACTTGCCATAAGATTATGACGGCCCGGCCTGGGAGACTGTGTACCATTGCGAGAGAACACACGTCTGAGGTAGGGTTGTGTGGTGTGACCGAGCCGTCAATTTTTATCCGCGAGGTAGAGGTACATCTGGATCTTAGTGCCAACTATGACTTGTCATTACTTCTTACCTTTATGTTATCCAGAATAGATCTTACTTGTCCTTTGGATCTGAAAATCTCAAACTGAAGTATTCATTTCCAGAATCTGTGGTATTACGCCAAGCAGCAACATTTTTCTCGATGCCTTCCACGTTCACTGTACCAGTCATATCCGGATGTTTGTCCTCGTTCTTGTAATCGTTCTTGAAGATACTTCCAGTATTGTCTTTATGTTTGAACTCACCTTTTCCTGCCATTTTGGATCCTCCGTTTTGTTATTCATTCTGCCATATTCTTGATGTCTTCCTTGATCTCCACAACCAGGTCAATAATCTGCTGGCGGATCTGTACACCAAGCTTATCTTTAGTTTCTTTGGCTGCTATGTAGCCTGCCTGGAGATCATGGATCAGTATATCACATTCTTCCACGCTACTTGGAATTATTACTTTAATTGATTGTATGTTCATTGTCAAAACTCCAATTCATTATGATTTCCGTTCTTGGTTTTAGCGAATAGTGCTTTGAGGTTCTAATTCTTACGATCTGCTTATCATCAGCGTACAGTATGGAATTGGCAGCGTCTTCCACCAGCTTGACGAGATTGCTGAGATCCGGACGAATCGCGTGTGGCACTATCTCTTTTTCTGCTTTCGCTTTCCTGTACTTCGGCCAAGATTTTGGTATTGGCATATAAAACCATAGATCCAGAGTAACCGGTCCTTGTGGCAAAATATCCGGTGCCTGCTGCTGAATCACCACCGCAATATCCTGCTTGTCAGCCTTGCTCGGATCGTATGTATGACCTGACTTGATGTGCCGGTGGCGTTTTAATGCCTTTGGATTACCCAGGACTGTTATCTGTATTCTTTTCATTTCACCCACTAACCATCCTTGCAGGCAATATCTTACTCTTGTGGCATCGTGAGTCTTGCCAGACCTCAAACTTGTCGTAAAAATCTGACACACCGCAATCAGCACAATATCCAATAAAATGTCCGCCCACTGCGGTAGTCTTGAAATCGTTTAAGTTGACCTTGGTATGCTTGTTAGGTCTGTTGGGATCGTACCTCAAGTAATCCTCGAAAAAGAACCGTATGGCAGGACGGTTTAATATGCTGCCAGCCTCGTACTGACGATTCATTTCTTCCAAATATGGCTCGTAATAATCAAGAGACTTGTGCTCCAAATGCTGCCTGATTATTCGTGATTGACTTAGATTGGGTAATTCCTGTGGTAATAGCTGTGAAGACTGTTTTCCAAGATATAAAGCGAAAAAGCGAATCAACAAACTTGGGGGCGTGTTTTCTTTTTCTTTTCCCATTTCTTTTTCTTTTAAGTCTTTAACATCTATTATATCTATACATCTTCTTGTAGTATCACCAAGCGTATCACCAAGCGTATCACCAAGTGTATCACCAAGTGTATCACCAAGCGTATTATTTACGGCTTTTTTGTTGACTTGATATTGCTCGTAATTAACTATTTTTATTAGAGTAAAATCGTGATCGTTATTGGTAGTTATCATTGTATCACTTTTTAACAGTTTTATGAATCTGTATAGCCTTTTTTGTGACCAATTCCATTTCCTCATCAGTTTTCTCATTGATACAGGAAAAGCTCCACGATCAATAATAATTATGTCGTTTTTGTAGATTCTTTTGGTGGGTTTCCAGTTGGCCATAAATAGCATATCAATCCACGCTCTCAGATACTCAGGATCCTTCCAAAGCCAGTGGTTTTTGATCTGTGTATGAAGTTTAATCCAACCTGATTTCATTTGCCCGCAAGTTTAATTTTGGCACGTCTTTCACGCTGTTTGATGTATAATTTTCGACATTGTTTAAGTATCTCTTTAATATCATTGTCATTAAGGTTAATAATAGAAAAGCCGATGCCTGACTTGAGGTCCGACACCGGCTCTTTAGTGATATTGCTACGGATGGAAAAGACGCTGATCTGGCCGAGGTAAACGACAGCTTGCTTGTATCGTTTGTCCAGATCACGCCTATCACTCACGCACCGTCCGATTTGAACAAGTTTGGATAGCGTGTGAGTAGAGTCTCAACAAGGAAGACCAACTGATCTTTCCTTTTCGATTTGAGATTACCGTCACCCACCAGTTCACCAACAATAGCCTTGAAAGCCTTTTCGCCGATGGCTTCGACCGCACGATCATCAATCCATTTGAGGATCTTATCTTTCGTGTAGTTAGCCACATTCGGATTGTCAATGGTTGTTACCTCACCATTCTTAGCCATTCGTTTCTTTAGTTCGGCAGCTTTATTGTCGGTGAGTTTTTTTACCGCACTGCCACTATCATCCGGAAGATCCTCGCCGTACCACAGACTGAGACCAAGACCGTGCAGTGCAATGGCTTTCACCAAACACCGTTTAATGGCCTTGTTCACGTCCATAGCATTTGGCGAATCAATCGGTTGATTGCGGTAGTTCAGTACAGGCAGCAGTTCAGTTTCCAGTTGTTTGAGAATACTCACTGTAACCTTAACGTAGTAGCCTGTACTTGTTCTCAAATACGGTACTTCCTGTTCGACGACTGTTCCGCTTTCCAGTGTTTTGGTTACTTTGAATGTGTGAACCAAGAATGAAGCCTCTGGATCCACATCCTTCACCAGCACCCACGCCTTTGCCCAAGGCAGATAGTCAAACTGACCTTTCTGCTCAACGTAAGGCATAACGTCAATAGCGTTCAGTCGCTTGAACATATTTCTATGTCCGTACTCGGCTATTTTTTCAGTCATATTGTTATCCTTCCTTTCTTTATTTAGGATAGATCTTTAGTGGTCGGCTCACGGATTCAGCCAGATACAGCTTGTAGTCTTCCGGATTATCTGACTTGAACAGTTTGGACTGGAACCGGCGACTTACAATCGGTTTGGCGTGAACACGATAACCATCACAGTCAACCGCTTGTCTGCTACCGACAAGATCCATTAGCTCTGATTTACGATTCTTCAACAGCAAGGCAGCTTCGTCCTGCAGTTCTTTTGCTTCAACGACGAGCTCCACAATGTCTTTAATGGTATTATCAACCTCAATTTCGCCGTTTGATTCTACCGACTGCAGTAAGGCAAGACCTTGACATTGCGTACGAAATGAGCACTTGGAACATCGCTTATCACCTGGATCCAGTCGGCCTGGTGTGGGCCCGTTCTCTACTGCTCTCCAGAACCGTGATCCCGCTTCCTCCAACAGTGCGATCAGTTCATCATCGCGATCGTAGTCGAAGTACAGGAACCCATCAGGATACCAGGAATCTGGCCAAAGTATAGCATAACTACCCCAGGCATAGCCAGTGATCCATAAGTACCATTGTAATTGTAGAACATAGCCAATCGGCAGACCTTCAGACTTGATCTTATAGAACATTTCTCGTCCGCTTGTCTTACACTCCAGTATCCCAGGACCATCCTTGTCCTTAACACCGATGATCTGGCGATCTACATTGGCTCTTGCCCAAGAATACTTTTTATGTACTCTTGTTTGATGCCGACGGATCATACGACCAGTGGTTTTGCGGTAGAACTTCGCCACAAACAATTCCAGGTCATTACCACGCTCCATTATACCAGTGGTAATAAGTGGATAATCTGGCTTTACACTACGCTTATCGTACCACAGTGATCGCTGGCATCCATACGGACGTTCATTCAGCAAGTGGTGCGTATCAGATCCGCCAATACCAAGCCTCCGTTCTTGTATTTGTTTTTCAGTTAGCATTTGTTACCTCCGTTCTTCTTTTGTTTTTACTCTTGATGGATCTCTTGTAGTAGATCCCATACAAGCTTTATGGTAATAATTGAAATGATGATGAATCCAACATCAAAAACGTTCATATATTTATACCTCGTTTGGTGTATACGATGGATCGTGATCGAAGTCCTCTCCGCAATCACGGCAAAAGAGTGTGTCAGTTGGTTCATCACCGATTACATACGGTTCCAGGTCATTATGCTCACAGCTATTATTAAGTGCCATATTTGCCTCGCTTAATGAAGTGGCGGTTTCAAGTGGTAAAGAATGAAGGCAAAGAAAACCACCATCCACCGCCGATTGGGTTATTGCCACCAAGTCCTTCATTCTTTCTGGCGTACCCATCAGATTAAAATCTTCCATTTGATATACGAGTATTGTGATAAACACTGTTACGGTACTCACGCAGATCCGAGTAACGTACTCTGTAAGTGCCACCAACTTTTTCGTATGGCAGCTCGCCGGAGTGCATCATACGATATACGGTTCTATATGATATATTGAGAATGTCAGCAACCTGCTGGGCTGTTAGATTGGGCTCTGTAATTGAAACTTGTACCATATCTTTTTTCCTCGTATTTTGTCTTTGCGAGAGTTATTTGACCGTCCTGACAACAAGTTTAGCCAATATAGTTGGCATATCCAAGGTAAAAGCAGGCAAATATGCCAAGATAATATGAGTGTAAGAAAAATACTCGACAACATACGTCAAATAAAAGGCCTAAAATCTGACGCTGAAACGTTATTACTTAGTTTGCACTATATATGTAGTTGATTTGTAGTTAATTTTTTGAGTGCTTACAATTTTGAAACCGCTCTTCGACACCATCCGTACCAGAACTTCATCTGTGATGGTTTCTTTTGGACAAGCTTTGCATAATGCAAAACATTGTATGCAACCACTCTATCAATTTCAAGCTTCTGACACGCCTCTGCTGTCATTCGTCCAATCCTGCCGTCCACTGTAATTAATTTATCTTTTATGTTCTTATCGTTAGCCGCTTTCTGTAAAATCTTAATACCTCGCCGACCTTTATTAACTACCATATCAAATGTGATTCCGTGCAGATGTTCTGGCAACATCTCTATCTTGAATTTCTTCCAATAAAACTCCCAATATATCTTGATTGCATCTGCCTTAGTCAAGTCAAGAATGTTCGTATCAGGAAATGCTCTTTTACTAATCCCAAACTTAGTCTCACCCCCAGCATCATCAGGATCGCAGACATAACCGCCTTCGTGTTCCAAAACTTTCTCAACCTCACGAATGAAGATTTTGTTGTAAGCTAAATCCAAATTACTTACTTGCTTTTACCGCATTCTGTAACTTTGATAACTTTGCCGAGAAAGCTGCACCGCACCAGATGATAACAAACGGCATTAGTGCCTCGTAC